ATATAACTAATTATGCTAAAGTGCCTAATATTTTCAAACATGACGTGGTGATAGTTAGTGGTGGCGTGTATCTGACTGATTATGCTACAAAGGCACCTTTTCCGTGCACCGGTTGTAATGAAACGGCTTGGCATTGGTTGGAAAATAATGTACATGATTTGGCGCAACCTATAATATTTTGGAATATAGGAGGATAGGCATGTTGTTGGGTATAGGCGGATCTCATGGCACTGGAAAAACAACTCATATACATGGAAGCTTGCCTAATTTGGTTGCCGAATCCATATATCCATTTTCATTGATACTGGCTGATAATTGTATTGAGTATGTAAATGGGGATCACAAGCGTAATATAGTATGGAAGGGTGCTAGGCAAGGTAAGGTCGCTATGTTGTCGGACATGATACGCGATGATTCAACCCTGTACGTTGTGGAAGGGTCATGGGTGTGGCGTCCGGGTGCATTGTTGGGGGATTTGGGTCTTGTAGCTCAGGAATGTGGTGGTGGATACGAGATGCTGTATGCCGTTGCGGATGGGCCTACCATGATCAGGTTTATCAAAGACAGGTGCATCAAGGTTGGGAAGGCATACTCCACATCTTGGGATACTAGGGCTGAATATGAATCCCACACACGCTGCGAAAATGCTGCCAAGAAGCATTTACTGCCTTACAATGTTCCATATAAATTTTATTATATATCATATAACCGCTTAGAGTGGGATGCTATTGATGGGGAGCTATGGGGCTATATGAAGCGGCCTGCTGCTGATTGGTATGGAGGTTGACCATGTCGATGATAATACAGATCAAGGGCAGTAATGCATCTGGTAAAACAACCATAGTTAAGCAACTCATCGAGTTGTCTGATAGTGTCAGGTATCTTAGGTGGAATAATGGTAAAATCTATGCAACAGTTATGGATGATTTGCAGTGGGTGGCTGTAGGATTCTATGATGACAAACCGATGGGTGGTTGTGATAGATTACACACTGTTGACCATGTAAAACGTGCCATAGTTGACATTATGGATGATTATCCAGACTATGCAATAGTATTTGAAGGAATGATGATAAGTACCATAAAATCTACATTCTATAACTACCTATTGGAGTTGCAGGATAGTGATAATATATGCCCAGTGTTTGTAATCTTACGCACGACTATTGATGGTTGTATAGCTAGATTGGAATCCAGGCGCACTCACAAGGGTGTCATAAAACAGTCCACTGTGGATGGTATGGAGCGTAAGTGCATTGCAATTGTACGTCATGCACTTACTTACGACCAAGATCGTGTGGCGTGGATGGATGTAGATGCTATAGCTAATAAAAATATGGTTGGAACATTTCTTGAGTTGGTATCCAGTAAAGGGTGTACGGCGAGTCATGTCCAAAGCTGAAGCTATTATTACACCGACTGCTGTTAGTCAACATGTATTGTGTGCTAAATGCGGATTGGATAAAGGTTGTACAAGTCCATATATGCAACCAGACGGCACTGCAGACTCCAGTTGCGATATTCTTGTGGTGGGGGAGGCCCCAGGTGCGGATGAGGATGGAGTTGGTGTACCATTTGTAGGTAAGTCCGGGCAGTTATTACGGTCGGTAATGGATGACTTAGGTTTGCTGAATTACAACTATACATTTACCAATGTGCTACATTGCAGGCCGCCAAATAATGCAAAACCCACGGTTGCGCAAATAAAGTATTGCCTTCCACTATTGAAAAAGGAACTGGAACAGTTGCAGCCGCAGGTGGTTGTGATACTTGGGAATACACCACTAAAGGCGCTGCTTGGTGAGAGTGGAATTACAGGTTGGCGTGGCACACACTTGGAATTGGATGACGTCACCTATGCACCTACGTATCATCCTGCGTATATATTGCGAAATTCCTCCATGGCAGCAACTTGGATTGAGGATCTTGATAAAGTTGGTGATTTATTGGGCGGTTCACCGAGAGATAGCCATTTAACAGGTTACAACATAACCAGAGTGGATGGGCTAATGGGAATGACTTGTGTAATGGATGCTATATTACAGGCTGATATTATAGCTATTGATACCGAGTCTAACTTGGGTGTTAATCCGTACGAGCAAGGTACGCGTCCATTTATAGTGAGTGTAGCTATGGGCAATCCATTTAAGAGAGCGTGGTCAATTGATGTAAACAATGCCACTCACAATTTGCTGCAGGTATTATTTACATCTAATGTGCCAAAGGTGCTACACAATGCTAAATACGATGACTTGGTGGTTTATGCACATTGGGGCGTGGATATTGATAATATAGTTGGTGATTCTATGTTACTGTCACATATACTTAACCCAGTCAGGGGCAGACATGGCCTGAAGCAGTTGGCCGGTCGTCATCTAGGGATGTATGAGTATGATAGGAAACTTACGAGTTATATGGCTGAACACAAGGAAGCTGATCCGTCTAAAGGCGGGGATTTTTCATTAATACCGGCGGATGTAGTTCACCAATATGCGGCACTCGATGCAATAGCTACGTTGGAATTGCATAACGTCTTGTATGAGGAATTAGACAAGTTAGGTTTGGCCATGGTTAGCTTGTATGAGCAACTAATAATTCCAGCCAGTGCGGCACTAGGTCATATGGAGCGATCAGGGGTTGCGTTGGACCAGAGAGTCATACGGCGCTACATAAAACTGTATAGGCTGATACGCGATGAGCAACTAGATTATATCCTAAGCGACCCTAATGTAGTTGCATATTGTACTGAGCGCAATAATGTGTTGAATGCTGAGTATGCAACTAAACTAAGAGCTGGCAGGCGCGTTAAGCCACCCAAGCCATTTACATTCAATCCCAACAGTTCATACCATATGCGTGATGTGTTATTTGGTAAAGACTACCTAAATTTGAAGCCTACTGCCAGAACTGCTACCGGCAAGGCCAGTACAGGGTGGGTGGCGATAAAATGTTATATGGAGGATGTAGAATTCCTGCAGCATTATCATTACTGTAAATTGCTGGGGAAAATGCTGAACACATACCTTGTTCCAGCGTCTGGGGATTGGGTGGATGTAGATGGAAAGGTACGATCTACTTATCTATTGCATGGAACGGAGACAGGTAGATTGTCTAGTCGTCACCCCAATTTGCAAAACATACCCACTCCTGAGAAGGAGCCTGGAACTATACTTGCAAGGTTTCCAGTGAAGAATATTTTCACTTACTCCTTTGGAAGGGATAACGGTAGTGAGCAAGGATGCCTTATGGCTGTGGACTACTCAGGTATGGAATTGCGCACCATGACTAGTGTAAGTGGTTGTGATGGAATGGCTAGGGCTTTTGAGGAAGGCAAAGACGTGCATTCAGTAGTTACGTGTGCACTATTCCATTATGAGTATGACAAGTTCATAGTGCGTAAGAATGCTGGTGATGCAGATGCTATTGCTCACAGGTACAGGGCCAAGTGGGTTAACTGGACATTGCTATATGGTGGTTCAGCATTTACTTTAGTAAAGTTGTACGGAATTGAAAAAAGTGAGGCCACAAAACTTGTTAATTTGTATTATGGTATGTTTCCGGAGGTGTTGGATTACAGGAAAAATATGCTTGCTTTTGCAAGACTGCATGGATATGTGGAGAGTAAATTTGGCAGGCGCAGGTATGTTCCGTACATAAATGACAGGGACAAGTCTATGCGGGCTGAGGCAGAACGGGCAGCTATAAATATGCCTATTCAGAGTGCAGCCAGTGATGTGCTTTTGTGTTCACTTGTTGTTATTGATAAAATGATGCAGGATTATAGTTTTAAGAGTAAGCTGGTCAATACGGTTCACGACTCAATAATGTTCGATGTATTTCCAGGGGAGTTGGACCATTTATGCTTGATGGTCAAGGATGTAATGGAGAATATAACCACTGACTATGGATCGGAGTACTTTCCTGATTTGGATTTTACTTGGTTCACTTGCCCATTGGTTGCGGATTTCGAGGTTGGAACGCATTACGGTAGTTTGGGTCATTATCATTTTAAGGGGGTGTGATGAAGTCATCTGTAGGTTGGCTGAATGTTATAGCTATATTGTGGTATGGTTTGCTTGCGGATGAAGTAAATGTTGGCAGGTGGATAGCCACATTGATATTTTCTATTGTTATATTTATATTTGCTATGATAACAGAGGTTGATACTAATAAGGAGGAAACAGATGGACAATAAGGGTTCAGGCAGTAAAGAATTAGTCAAGGTTACTGAGGAAAGGCTGAGTGCTACCGCATCGGATGTAATAGATTTGGTATTGAAAAAGAATGCCGATTATGGGGATGCTTGGCAACGTCAAGGCTTGGCAGGTGCATTGGTGCGTCTAACTGACAAATTCTTTAGATTGGAAACATTGGCCGATGGGCGCGAGGCATTGGTAGTAAACGAGGCAATCGAGGACACGCTTATGGACGTGGTCGGTTACGGTTTGCTAGGCTTGTTATATGTGAGGCAGAAAGAAGTAGGAAAATAGTGATGTCACAGTTGGATGCTATAGAGTTGAGTGTAATACACATAGAGTTGGATGGGCAAGAGGTTGATATTGACTTGCAAACCATTTTGCCTGTGGATGAAAATAATTTGTCAGAGGAGTTTGCAAACCAGGCAAGTCTATATGCTTATGTGGCCATGCTATCCGCTAGAGCTGAGGCCACGAATTTGGATGCAAGGGATGCAAAGGAGCGCGTTTATGCTCAGATGGATAAGCGTATGCGTCTTAATTTTAAGGCACATCGAGAGAGTGTAACCGAGGCCAAAGTCAAAGCAGCTGTCTTGACGTCTACACAGTACCAGGATGCGTGTGAGTATTTGATAAATTGCCGTGAGACTATGCTAACGCTTAAGGCATTGGTAACGGCTATGGAACAGCGCGCATCCATGTTACAGTCGTTGGGAGCTCACGTGCGCCACGAGGCAGAACAAACTGGAATGGTAATACGCGAGGCCAAGATCAAACTTGAGGCAGCGCGCAGGGTTTAGTATTATACTAGGTAAATATAATTTGTAAAGGAGCATGATTATAATGGCAAAGCGTAAGTCGACAAGCAAAGCGGAGCGCTACCGTGAATTGGCGCAGAAAATTGCTGGAATGACGTTTGGGGGCGGAAATTATTGGAAGCCAAAGGCCGGTCGTAGTTCTATTCGTATCCTGCCTGAAGTGGGGAGCATGGATTTTTTCTTTGTGGAGGTGGGTCGTCACTATATCAAAGGCGGCACCAAATCACATATGTGCCCTAAACTGTGCAGTGATGGGGAGCTTCCCTGCCCCATTTGTGAGGTTCAGCAGGCATTCTGGGATGATGGCGACAAGGATAGTGCATCCAACTATCGCGTTTCAAGGCAATTTTGGATGAATGTTATAGTTCGCGATCATGAAGACAAGGGTGTTCAAATCTACACTCCAGGCGTGACAGTGTTCGAGGTGTTGGCGTCGTATATTGGAGATGTTGATTTTGGCGATGTAACCGATATTGACGAGGGATTTGATTTCAGAATTGATAAAGATGGTGAAGGGCGTGATACAAAGTACAAAACACGTGCGGCTCGCAATCCGACAGAGTTGGGATCGGATGAGGAAGCTACAAAATGGATGGATGAGTGTGAAGATTTGCAGGAAATGGTAAAAAAATTGATTCCATCCTATGATGAGCTAATTGAGCAAGCCGACATGGGTGCGTTCTTTGGCATGGATGATACTGACGACGACTACGATGATGAGGATGATGACTACGATCCACCGTTCGAGTCTGGTGGAAAGGCAAGTCCTGGTACAGCCTCGGCGGCAATACGTCGTAAAATGGAACAACGTAGCGGTGAGACAACTCGTGCCCCTGCAACGCGTAAAAGGCGACGGCGCTAGGATTAAATTATAATGCGTAGCGTGTGCCTTAGTTACATATACACGCTACGCATTTAGGAGATTTGATATGACATATAAGCTAAATGAATTATCCATAGAGCTGACTAATGAGTGTGGATATAAGTGCATCCATTGCTCATCGGGTGCAACTTTGTATAGATTGCCATATGAGTTGCAGTATGAGGATCATATGCGCCTGTTATGCGAAGCGCGTGCGCTTGGGGCGTCGGAGTTGAGTTTGTCAGGCGGCAGCCCGTTACTATATCCACAGTTGCCTGAGTTAATAACTTGGGCTGATGACTTGGGCTACGAGCGTATTATGATATATGTAGTTCCACAAAATCATTGGGGCACTACCATAGATATGTACAAGCATATAGATAGGCTAATACGCATGCCGAGGGTTGCCTGGATATTTTCATTACATAGCCATAACAGTTTCGTTAACGATTACATCATGCAATTTCCAGGTGCGTTCAAGGACATAACATATTCCATAGATTGGTTGGTGCGGCGTGGGTGTAAAACTGAAATTCACATGGTTCCGATGCAGCCTAATTTTCGACATATACCTTTCGTGAGACAGTTGTGTGCTTCGTTAGGTGTAAGACAGATGAGCGTGTTGCGATTCGTGCCACAAACGCGAGGCAAAAAGAATTTTGATGCGTTAGGAATGGACAAGGCTGATTTTCATTCCATGCAAAAGCTTTTACTTGCTGAGATAACACAAACGCATAGTGTAAGTTTAAGGATGGGGTGTCCTATTGACTTTAGGCATACTATAGGAGCATTGAAAGAGAAAGCGCGACCTTGCCATGCTGGGGATGACCTTATGTTGGTCAGACCCACGGGTGCTGTTCATCCTTGCGCTGCGTGGAAGTCGTTGCCAGCCGACTCTAATGTAAGTATGCACAGCTTAGGCTATATATGGCATCATTCAGCTGTTTTTAATGCTATACGTGATTTTAAGGCTGAGGGATATAAAAAGATGACTAATGGGTGCGGTAAGTGTGGTTTCCTATCCTCATGCAAGGCTGGTTGCCCGGCGCAACGGTTGCATGCCTATGGTGGAGATCAAATAGCCGGTTTGTACGTTGAGCGTAGCGATCCTTTATGCCCTATTGGCGACGGAGATTTGGAAATTCCAGAGGACATTAAAACTCAGGCCAGACAGTTAGATTACAAAAGATTGCACCTAACTACACAAATACAACCTGTGGAGGTTATTGAAAATGTCAGTTGATGCTATTGTGAATGTAATTGGACGTAATATGAAAAACAAGCGCATAATGACCCTGTCTGACCCACGGGCACTATCCAGGGTTACGGAGTTTATATCTACACAGTGCCTACCATTGGACATAATAATGGGTGGTGGTGTTCCAGTGGGCAGGCTTACAGAAATATATGGGGATACATCTACAGGTAAAAGCTTACTGGCTACCCACATATTGGCGTCAGTTCAGACCATGGGTGGCATAGCTCAATTGATAGATACGGAGAATGCCACATCCATTGAGGTGATGGAGATTGTT